CATCAAAAATTATTAAATTATTATCTCTAATCTGACCAATACAACAAGCCATAGGGTTATAGTTGAAGTCCATTCCAATATGCAAAGGTAATTCTTTTTGTTCATATGTGTCTATAATGTGTTTGTTTCTATCAAAGTTATAATAAATAACCCCAGCATAATTAACAAATGTAGCTAAATATTCTTGCTGAAAAGTTCTCTCATCTAAGTCATTCTTTGCTTGGTCAATCTCCTCTTGAGTAACTTGACCGCCCTCAATAGTTGTAAATTTAAAACTTTCCCACTCAGGGTCTTTCTTTGAGTATAGTTCATAAGACCAATTACCATAACCTTTAGGCGTTCCACAAAACAAAGCTGAACCCATAGTATATTTATCTGAAAGTGTTGGTCTAATAACTTCATACCAAGCCTCAGGCTTTATGTCCTGACATTCGTCAAAAATTACAAATGAAAGTCCTGACCCACGGAGTGATTGCTCATTCTCACTACCTTTCAAACTTATTGTAGTCCCATTTCGTAAAGATAAAGTTAATTGTGTTTCATTTATCTTAGCAACCCATCTATGCTCTAGCATCTTTTCTTTTAATGGCTTCCACATTATCTCTCTGCTTTGTCTATAGCTGGGACTTATGTAGAATATCTTTTTGTTTGGAAACCTACCAAACTTAGCTAATTCATTTAAGGCTACAAATGTTTTACCAAATCTACGACCTGATAATAATACTCTAAATCTTTTATCTGATAATATTACTTTTCTTTGAGGTTCACTAAGAGGCACTAATCAATAGACCATTCTAAAGGCTGACTATCTTCTCCTACAGGAATATCAGATTGACCTAATATTTGTTTACCCAACCATATAAGCATAACTGCATTTCCTTTTTCTGCACTCTTCCATTGTAACTGTCTTAGCCTTAGTTTCATCTCTGCTCTCCCTTTTGTCAGATATTCGGAATAACTTTTACGAATAAGGCTCTCATCACAGCCAAAGAAGTCAGCTATCTCAACATTTGTCATTCCAAACTTAGATAGCTTTTGGACTTCTTCGCCTTTTATATTGTACTTAGTTGGTCTTGCCATTAATAATATTTATATCTGCTATCTTCTTACAATAATTATTAGCTGTTTTCCAATTAATGAAGTTCACAGATTTGTGTTCATTACCCTCTCCAAAGAACCTAAATGTAAGCAATCTGTTTTTACCTATCTTGCCATTATCAAGAATATATCCTTTAGTTCCTTTTTCAATAAAAGTATCTAGCACAACTTCATCTAAAACTTCATCAAAAAATACCACATTTGGCAAGTTTGAGTCTAAATCTTCAGTAATTTTAAAGTATTTCATAATTTTCCTTTTGTTAATAATACTCATAATTGAATATTATTAGCAATAAACCACATATTTTTATCTAGTTTTAGTGAAATGTTTTTGTTTTTTTTTCACAAAGATTAATGAATTGTAATACCCTCTCTTAATACTTCTTCTTTTTGGACTTCGTGATACTGATATAAATATTCATGTGCTTGTTCCTCTGTATCAAATCCTGATACCTGAATAATAGCTGAAAACTTTCCATAGCTATCAGGAATAGTCATAAATAATTTTTTCAGTTCTTCGTCCATAACATTATTTTACACTAATACTCATTTTATCCATAGCTTCTTTTGATACTTTTCCTTGTCTATATGCTTCTATTATATCTTGGTCAGTATCACTTATGCTTCTAAATCCTTTTTGCCAAGAGGATAAATTAATAAATGGGTCTCTTTTTTTAAAACCAAAATCATCTTTTATGTCTAATTTTTGCGGCTCGTTTTCCCAACCTTTATTATTTAACCATGTTCTAAAGTGCATAATATATTTAGTATTATCATGTGAACTACAAAACTTTTCCCATTTTTCTACCAAAACATCAGGTTCAGGTATATCTTTTAGTTTATCAAAAACCTTAAAGGCTTGTTGTTTATTACCTGTTTTATGAGTTAGCTTTGACCAAATATTATTAAATATATCTATATTATTACTGTTATTATAACTATGTCTACTATCCATTTGGTTATCCATTTGGTTATCTTTACCCCATCTTTTATTTGATGCTTTTCTAAGTTTTTCTGTTCTTTCTTGAACCCAACCTAATTCTTCTCTCTGAGCTTTTGAATAAAAACCTTTATCATCAGTTCTAAAATATTGTGCTAAAATATAATTTATCATCTTCTCATCAGCATTTTGACAAATTCTTTTGAGTCTATCCATATCATTAGGTAATGTTGCTTCATTCTTCCAAGCATAACAAAGTAATCTAAAATATAAACCTAATTCTTCATTTGTTAGGTTTACTGTATCTGCTATAAAATTATCAGGACTTATTCCCATCTTCCATATTTTTTGTGCCATATTTTTCTCCAATTTCTTTTTGTGCTAGTCTAATACAATCTTCTTGATAGCCTTGCCATGTATTTTGTGTTTCTAAACAAATATTAATGTATCTTCTAGCTAGTTTATCCACTTCGTCTTTATATTCCCCATACTTCTTGTCTATTTTTTTTAGCATCAGGGTCTTTCCATTCATAATCATCAAGTTTTGGTGCAAATAAAACTTTCAGATCATCAATACTATTTGCAAGTTTAAGTGTATGTTCTAGACTTTTTAAATGTGTTTCTGCTTCTCCCATATAATCATAATCAGGTATAAAAGGAACAAACTCACATACTTTTTGGTCTTTTCTTCTAGGCTCTTTACCTGTAACTAATAAAAAACTACAATCAATATTCTTGTTTGTTTTTTCTTGATATGCTTTTTTGTAGATAGCCATTTGAAGTTTGTCATCATAAGTAAGCATAAACTTATCCTTTGTTTTCAAATCAATTATGTAAACAGTTTCTTCATCTTCATAAACATAATCAACAAAACCAATAAAGGGACAACCATAAATTAATGTTTCAATTCTAATTTGATTGTTAATTAGTGTTTTTTTATCTTCAAAAAATAAAAACGCATTATGTAATTGGTTTATCATTGGTTCAATCATATCATATTGTTTTTGATTTTCTTCAATATCATCAATAAAGTTTGTAGCTGACTTGTAATAATTTTTAGCTACTTCAATACAATCTTTAATAGTTGTTCTTTTTAAAAGAAATTGATCTATCCCAAATTCAACAGCTTTACCACGTTCCATTCTAGCATTAGATACTTTTGGATAACCCAATACATAATCAAGAAAGAACTTAGCTTTGTTATTCTTAAAAGATTTTAATCTACTTGCTGAAAAAGGAAGTAGGTGGTTTTCTGTTTCAAACTTTTCAAATACTTTTAAATCAATCATTTTTTTTCTCCATTTTTTTCTATATCATAATCATTAATAGATTTTTGTAAAAAATTTAAAAACACATAAATAAAAGTTTGTGTGTTTGTTGGTCTAAAATTTACTTCATTTGCAACTTTATTTTTTACATCTTTCCACATACCCTTTGGCAATTCTGGGTAGATGTTAATTCTTTCAGATATGTAATCATTTTTATTGGTCATTTTTTTCTCCATTAAATAAATCATTTTGCATATACATCTCTAAATCACTAGAGTCATATCTTTTATTATCCCCTTTTGGATAAGGTAATAATTTTATTTTTAATTTTCTAAGCATATTTTTTTTCTCCTTTTTATTTCCAAGTAAATACAAATACCTAAAAGTAGGTTTCATTTTTTCTACTTTCACAATATTCCCTTTTGTGTGAATACCTCTTCTTATGTCAAATGTACTACCATCTTCAAAATGATAGCGCTTTTTAGGTGTACTCGTCCCTGTATAATACCAATTTGTTGCCTGATAAATATAACCTGTATGATAAACATTTGGGTCAGCATAAGAAATTATAGCCATAGGTTGTGGTAATAATTTCAAACATTGACTTACAAAATAAGACAAACAATTTTTATCTAAGTCATTAGTTACAAGTCTATTTAATTCTAAAGTAGTTACTTCAAGATCATTAAATAAACATCTACCTTTGTTATACATATAGTTAGGTGGATAACCAAAAGTACAAACACCAAATATCTGCAAATCTTTAATCAATCCAAAAGCATATGAAACACTACATCTTCGTTTTGCATAATGTTTTTTTAATATCCATTCCATATATTCTTGTTTCATTAATCGTTTTACAGAATAATCTTTTATTCCCATATTAATCTTTGTTTATCATCAACAGGTTTCCATTGATAATAATAAAGTTTATTCATTTTATCTTTAATAAACTTATCAGGTATCATAGTTGTTTTTATTGGTTTATGTAATTGGCTTAGAGGCACAATCATATAATCATTTTTGTATGTAAGTTTTAGATTTGCTTTTCTTGTAAATGCTCTTTTTACATATACACCTTGAACACTTATCAAGTTGCCATACAAAGTTTTTACTTCTTTAACTACTTCTCTTGATACCATCTTTGTCTCCAATAAATTTCTTCATAATATAATTAAATATTTTTGGATAAGGTAAAGAACCCATACCAACAGCTTTCTCTACTTTATCTTTTGATTTGTTCAGCAACTCTTTATCTACTTCCATAGTTATTCGTTGCGACTCATAATCTCTAAGTTTATTTCCCAT